GTCATTTTTCAAAATTTTTTTTAAGCAAAAAAAATAGCAGGTTTTAACCTGCTATTTGATTTTTAAGATTTTAGTTTATGCTACAACAAAATCATTAAAAGAATTTCTTGCCAAACTGCCTTTTGCTTTTAATGCAATAACATGACCATGTTTTGTTGAATTATCAATGTCGGATATGTCACCGTCAAAAACGGGACGACCTAAAAAGTATTTTGGGAATGTCTTTCTAAAAACTACGGCAATTGGATTGCTAAAGTCTAAAGCTTTACCAACTTGATTTAAATAAGCATCACGTCCAGAATATGAAAACATTAATTTATAATTTTCAATTTTATTGCAAGCCTCTAATCTATTTGCACGTTTAGTATAATCATAAAAATAAATTTCTTGAAACGTGTTAAATATATCTGTTTTTTCATAAGGTATGTCGGATAATACATTTAATCTTGCAGATGGGTTAACATTATTTTTCTTGCAATTAATAACGTGCAATTCTAATTCATATTTTAATAATGTTATAAATAGATCGTAATCATTATTATAAAAATTACTCTTGTTATTTCTTGCATTAACAACATTGTTAAAACGTCCACGACCTGCACTCTTTAAACATAATTCAAAACATCCTGCTTTTATACTCATAGGACAAAATTTAATGCTAGGCATTAATGACAAGCCTGCAACATTATAAACGCCTTTAGAAGATTTTTTAAGTTTGGTATTTGCTCCAAACCTATCAAGTAAGCAATTAACATTATAAGTATTTTTAACATATTCTTTTATTTGTTTTATATTCATTTTTTTACTCTCTGTTAAATTAATTTATAAGACCATATTATATTATATAAGATTATATAACAAGTAAATAATATAAGATAATAAATTATTTTTTTATGCTGTGATAAAAATGTCACAGCTTGAAAACCTGGGTGAGAATGATAATCATTCGCAACTTGGGGTTACTATGTGAATTTCGAAAATAAGTTTTAAGAACCAAGGCCCCCCTCCCCCACATATGACCGTAGTATGCTTGCAGACTACGTCTGTAATAGTTAGGTTGATAATTTCATTCAAATGTATTATCGTTTGGACATGTTAAAGAACCTAGAAGCGTTGCCCGATGAGGTACTTAAAGAAACCCTGTTACTGGAAGAACAACTCAAGAGGCTAGAAACGAGAGACAAGGCCCGTGAGAAGTTCATGTCATATGCAAAGCATGTGTATGACGGTTTCATTGAGGGTAGGCATCACAGCATTATAGCTGAGAAGTTAGAGCTTATTGCCCAGGGTAAACTAAAAAGATTGATTGTTAATATGCCTCCTCGACATTCCAAGTCAGAGTTTGCATCCTATCTTATGCCATCTTGGTTCTTGGGACGTAATCCAAAATTAAAAATTATACAGGCTACCATGAATACCGAACTTGCTGTAAGATTTGGTAGGAAAGTCCGAGATCTCATTGCCGATCCCATATATGCTGAGATCTTCCCCAACACGGACTTGAAACAGGATAGCCAAGCAGCAGGTCGTTGGGAGACTAGTGCAGGCGGGGAATATTTCGCTGCAGGGGTGGGTGCTGCAATGACGGGTCGTGGTGCTGATTTATTAATCATTGATGATCCGCACTCGGAACAAGATGCTTTATCGGCTAGTGCATATGACACAGCATATGAGTGGTACACTTCTGGACCTCGGCAGAGATTGCAACCGGGGGGAACCATCATCATTGTGCAAACCAGATGGTCAAAGAAGGATTTGACAGGCAGGTTACTGGGGGCACAGGCAAAAGACATTATGGCAGATCAATGGGAAGTGATTGAATTCCCAGCCATACTTCCTTCGGGGGAACCGCTGTGGCATGAATTTTGGAAAAAGGAAGAGTTACTAAAAGTCAAAGCGTCACTATCTCCTGGTAAATGGAATGCTCAGTGGCAACAAGATCCCACTTCTGATGACGTTGCTATGGTCAAACGAGATTGGTGGCAGTTATGGGAGAGGGAAGATACACCGAGATTGGACTACATAATTCAGAGTTATGATACTGCGTATAGCAAAAAAGAGAGTGCTGACTATTCTGCTATTACGACTTGGGGTGTATTTGAGCCAAAAGAAAACGGAGAGCAGCATTTAATTTTGTTAGATGCTAAAAAAGGGCGTTGGAATTTTCCAGAACTCAAGGAGATTGCTATAGAGCAAAACGAGTATTGGGAGCCAGACATGATGTTAATTGAGGCGAAAGCGTCTGGTGCATCTTTGGCTGATGAGTTACGATTAATTAATTTACCTGTTACTACGTTCAGTCCCGGTAGGCGAAAGGGTGGGGGTGGTATGGACAAGACCACGAGGATGCATATGGTATCTCCTATTTTCGAATCTGGAAAAGTGTGGTATCCTGACGAAAGGTTTGCTGACGAAGTTATCGAAGAGGTTGCATCTTTTCCGAATGGCGACCATGATGACTATTGTGATAGCATGACTATGGCACTAATGAGATTTAGACAAGGCGGATTTATTAGTTTACAAGGAGAGGAAATCGCAGAAGATTGGTTTCCAAAAAGAGCAAGAGAGTATTACTGATGACGACTAGACTTTTAAAAATCAGAAAAAAGTTAAATAAAAAGCCACACAAAAAAGGGAAGTTAGTCAAAAACAGATTTTCTGATATACTAGCTCCTGGTAAAAAAAGAGTAACGAGGATTACATAATGGCAATACAACCTAGACAAATCGCAGGCATGGTAGAAGGATCAATGGGAGCAGGGGGTCAGATGATGCCCGAAGAAGACAGTCTCCAGATCGAAGTACCGGGTACCGAGGCTCAACTCCCTGATGGTATAGAACTTATGGAAGAGGGGGTAACTGAGGTTATTGCCCAGCCTTATGATCACAATGCCAATTTAGCCGAGGTATTAGATGATGATGTACTTGGCTCTTTGTCCTCGGATCTTCAATCTAAATTTCGTGAAGATGTAGAATCTAGGGAAGATTGGGAAGAAGCGATATCAAAGGGATTAGGGTTACTTGGAATTAATTACGAGGATCGAAGTGAACCCTTCTTAGGAGCGAGTGGTGTAACACATCCACTGTTGTCAGAGGCTGTGACCCAGTTTCAAGCACAGGCATATAAGGAGATGTTACCTAGTGGCGGTCCTGTAAAGACTCAGGTTCTAGGAACTCCGACCAAGGAGACTGAGGCACAGGCACAGCGTGTAGAAGATTTCATGAATTATCAGATTACTGAGATCATGGAGGAGTTTGATCAAGATACTGATCAGATGTTATTTTATTTACCACTTACTGGATCTACGTTTAAAAAGATTTATTTTGATGAAACCAAACAGAGAGCCGTTTCCAAGTTTGTACCAGCAGAGGATATGGTTGTTCCATATTCGGCTAGTGATTTAAGAACAGCGGAGAGGGTTACTCATGTAGTTAGAATGACGAATAATGATATTCGCAAACTACAAGTAGCAGGAGTTTATAGAGATGTTGAATTATCTGAAGCGAGCGATGGCGAAGACGAAGGAGCTATCCAAGAGCGTGCTGATGAGTTGTTGGGATTACGCCCAAACTATTCTGATGACTCTTATACCTTATTGGAATGCCATGTTGACTTGGACTTGGAGGGTTTTGAAGACAAGGATATGGAGGGGAATCCTTCGGGTATTATGTTGCCTTATATTGTTACCCTTGATCAAGGGTCTGGAAAAGTGTTATCGATTTCTAGAAACTTTAGAGAACAAGACCCATTAAAGAGGAAACGTCAGTATTTTACACATTTTAAATTTTTACCAGGATTTGGATTTTATGGTTTCGGGTTACTGCACACAATCGGAGGTCTTTCTCGTGCTGCAACTTCTATTCTAAGACAATTAATTGATGCAGGTACATTATCGAATCTACCAGCTGGTTTTAAAGCAAGGGGTGTTCGTATCCGTAACGATGATGATCCTTTGAATCCTGGTGAGTTTAGAGATATTGATGTACCGGGTGGAGATTTAAAAAATTCTATCATTCCTCTTCCATATAAAGAGCCATCTAACACACTAGCACAGCTTTTGGGTGTGGTTGTTGACTCTGGTAGACGATTTGCACAGGTTGCAGACGCAAAAACAGCGGATGTAAACTCAAATGCACCTGTTGGAACGACTGTTGCGTTGATTGAACAAGGCTCAAAGATCATCTCAAGCATACATAAGCGTTTACATTACGCTCAAAAGCAAGAATTTCGCATGTTAGCGGAGATTTTTAGTGAAAATCCAGTTCCATACCCGTATTTTGTTGGAAATGTGGCTCCAGAAACGATGCAAGCCGACTTTGATGGTCGTGTGGACATACTTCCAGTGTCAGATCCGAACATTTTCTCTATGGCACAGCGATTATCACTGGCTCAGACACAATTACAACTAGCTCAAGCTGCTCCACAGATACATAATGTGCATGAAGCGTACAGAAGGATGTATGATGCGTTGGATATTAAGAATATCGATAGTATTTTACCTCCTCCGATGCAACCACAGCCTGTAGATCCAGCAACCGAGAACGGAAATGCTATGAAAGGGATGCCTATACAGGTGTTTCAGCAACAAGATCATGAAGCACATGTCAGAGCACATATTTCCTTCTTATCAACTCCAGCTGGACAGGTAAATCCACAAACATTTGTGATGTTACAGGCTCATACACAGGAACATATTGGTATGATGGCTCGTGATCAGGTGGTTAAATTCTTTGAAGAGTCAATCAAAGCGGCACAATTAGCTGGTCAACCTGTACCTCAACTAGATCCAAATGCTGTTGAAGCAGCAATTGCACAGCAGGTTGGTGAGATTCTAAAAGAGGTAATGCCTTCTCTACAGCCACAGCAACAGGCTGATCCATTAGTTGAGATTAGAAAGAAAGAGCTTGAGAACGATACGGCTGAGTTACAGAGGAAAGCTCAGAACGATCAAATGAATTTTCAGATTGATCAAGCCAAGTTACAACAGGCTTATGATTTAGCTCAACAAAGGCAGTCTCTACAAGAGAATATTGCTGATGATCGAAACGATGTAAACATCTACAGAATCAATATGGCATCGGCTAACAGGGGTAACAAAGGTAAATAACCTATGATATAATCTGGATATGGATCCAGTAACTATATCATTAGCCGTAGGCGTTGCCTCGAAAGCTTTTTCTGCAATAAAACAGGGATTTGCTGTTGGTCGTGACATTGAACAAATGTCAGGGGACATTGGTAGATGGATGGGAGCCGTAAGTGATGTTGACAATGCTGAAAAGCAAGCTAAGAACCCACCTCTTTTTGGGAAACTTTTTAAAGCAGGTTCTATTGAAGAAGCGGCGATGGCTGCATACGCTGCAAAAAAGAAACTTGAGGAACAAAGATACGAGCTCAAGGTATTTTTGAATATGACTCATGGCCCTGGAGCCTATGATGAGTTATTGCAGATGGAAGGTCAGATCAGAAAACAACGTCAAGAGACAGTTTACAAGCAACAACAAATGAGAAGACAGATTGGTGAAGCTATCACATGGCTTCTTGTTGCAGGTATTGTTGGTGGTTTTGCATTACTGGTTGCTTCTATTTGGTTTAACAAAGCACATGCATATGAATACAAACCAAAAGTCTATACTAAACAACAATTACAGAATCAAGGCAAGATTGAAAAAAAAAAGTATACAACATGCCGTTTAAAAAAAAGAATAAAATCAAAAACAAAACAGATGGCTTGCATTTATGAAGGAAACAATCGAACATATGAGATGATGATTGAGAGTTGGTGTCCGAAGCAATATAAGTGTATATATAACCCTTGGGGTAAAGAACCAAACATTGACGATGTTATTGATTCTTTGAATAATGCAACGAAAGGTAAGTAAATGGAAAACATGGTATTAGATGCGTGGAATGATTTATCGTACTTAGAAGGAACACTATTTACAATTTGGCTTTTTATCTTATACTATGGTAAAGTTTGGATAGACAGCAGATTTTCTAAGAAGGAGTGCAAGTGCTCACAGCGTTAATAGGACCGATAGCTAATTTAGCTGGAACTTGGTTTGAAAACAAAGTTGCTAAAACAAAAGCAGATGGTGAGGCTAAAGTCGCAGAGGCTAGAGCTCGTGCTTCTGTTGCAGAGAAGGTTGCAACAGGTGAGGTCGCATGGGAAGGCAAGATGGCAGATGCTACAGTGGATAGTTGGAAAGACGAATTTGCGTTATGTGTCCTCTTAGCTCCCGCAATTTTAGTCTTCATTCCTGGGATGACAGAGTATGTAAGAAATGGATTTGAGGTATTAAACACTTTACCAGAATGGTATCAATATTTATTATTTATAGCTATATCCGCATCTTTTGGTATAAAGGGTGTAGGTCAAGCCGCAAAAATGTTAAGGAAGAAATAGTGTATATTAACAAATGTCCAGAATGTGGCTTTGAATTACCAGAGGGAGATTTTTGTCCAGAATGTAGGGTGAGAAGGAAAAAATAATGAAGAGAAAAATTGGCAAGATAAAAAAAGTTATTAAGGGTTTGAATAAAGCATCAAAGCTACATGCAAAACAAGCAAAAACATTAACTAAAGTTATAAAGAAAAAATAATGACTAGATTATTAAAATGGATATTTAGAACGGGTAATCGTATTGGTGTTTCTAAAGAGAGAGAATTATCAAAGCATAGAGTTCATTCAACAAACTATCAGGACTTGTGTATGTAATGGTTAGAGTAAAACAATTTGCAGATGATTTAGGTATAACTAAGAATCAAGCTAAGAACTTAATTAACAAAGGTCGCAGTCGCAAGGACGGTGGATCGCAAATCTTGGAGAGTGTAATGAAGAAACCAATGTATGCTAAAAATGGTAAGAATGTGGTGCTACCAAAGCCTAGACCAAAGAACCTTAAAAAGAAAAAAACAAGTGAACAAATAGTAAAAGACGCAAACGAATACGAAATTACAAAATCAGATATAACTGCATCTATAGACAGAGACTTCAGTAAGAGTGTGGATGAAGCCAACCAAAAAGCTATGAACAATGTTAAAAAAACTAACAAGAAAAAAGACGGTGGTTTTCCAGACTTAACTGGTGATAATAAAGTAACACAAGCCGATATTCTAAAAGGTCGTGGCGTACCGGGATTTTCTCGTGGTGGTGGTATAGCGATACAAGGACTAGGATTCAGAGGAGTCAAGTAAGTGGCTGAAGACGATTTCGATCTAGGTGGTTTTGACGAGGCATATAGTCCAGACGATTTTAGCACCGATGATATGAATTTTGCTACTGCTGTAGGTATGCAAAGTTCTAATCGTGGTTCCGATGACGATAGTTCGGCACAATTTATAGCTAATCAATATGCAAAACCACAAGCTGGAATACCTAGTAGATCCAACGTAATAGGTATGGCAAACTATGATCCTGCATTTGCAGCAGCGTTTGATATATCAAGAGGTTTAGATCCTACAAACAATTTTGGTGGAACTGGTGGATTAGCAGTGCCGTCTTATCTACGACCACAAGTCCCTGGTAATAAAGTTTTGAATGAAGCTGGTGATAGAATGATGTATGGGTCTCCAGTGGAAAGATTCTTTCAAGAAGATCTTACAGATGCGATTAGATCTGCTCAAGAGTCTGGAATTGGAATTCCTAGTCTTTTGGGTAAAGGATTAGATGCACTCTTGGGTGGTATTGATTTTTTAAGCAACAGCAAAGCTGGTAGTAAAATTGAAGATGTATTCGAAGAAGAGAAAAGAAAAGAAATAGCTGATCTTGAGGAAGAAAGACAAAAATCCCTTACTAGTTCTTCTTTTAAACCCAACACTTTTCCCAGTATAACTAAAACTGATTTAGATCCAGCATTTATGAATGTTGATAAAACAACAGCTATGGATTCTGGTGCTTCATTATCTACAAAGCCAAATGTTGTAATAACACCAGAAATAGATACATTTAGACGAGATATAGCAAATGCATCTAATGCAGGTATAACAACACTACCAAAAGCAAAACCTTTTAGTGAAAGTATAAACAATCAAGAGATAGCAGCAGGAACTAAAAAAGGTTCTACATTAACGGACAGAGAACTAGAAGACACAGCAAATTTTGCAGATTATTTAAATAGAGTAAATAAAGCAAAAAATGAATATGGCTTATATGGAGCTGCTATGGATCAATTATTTGCTAATAGACAAAAAGTGTTACCTAAAGAAGTGCAATCACAATATAATGAAAATTTGTATCCTAAAGATGTAGAATATTTAAATAGACTTGCAGAAGAAGAAAGCGTAGCAAGAACTGTGCTTGATGATCTTATTAAACTTGGTCCGAAGAGAGACTTTACTTCTTCGAATGTTAATATAATACCTGATTTTTTTAATAAAGATGGATTTACTCTTGAGAACAAATATTATAGTAGTATTTTTACTCCTAAACAAGTAGAAGAGATGCAAAACAAAGGCTATTCTCTTCAAGGAATAGGTAAACTTAGAAGACCACAACAATTTCCAGATAAAAAAACAGTTTCATTTTCAGATTTAAGTGATAGAAATAAAGAGCAATATTTCTTGAACACAAATTTAGATTATGGTGCTCCAATCAAAACACCTTATAATGTTGTTTATTAATGTACATAACTGATTTTTTACAAAAATATAAAAAAGACTTACAGACTAGAGTGGATGATATAAGTATTTCCTTGACCAGTGGCAGTGCGTCTGATATTGGTCATTATAAAGCAATGGTAGGTGAGATACAGGGACTAACCTATGCGTTGGAACATATACAAACCCTGCTAAAAAAGGTGGATGATGAGTCTAATAGTACCTGAGTACGTTCTAGCACAGAGGAACGCTAAGAAAAAAGCCGAAGAAGAAGCAAAAAAATTAAAACTAACAGAAAGAATACCACAACCAACTGGTTGGCGAATATTAGTTATGCCTTACATGGGCAAAGAAAAAACTGATGGTGGTATTTATGTCCCTGATCCAGTAAGAGAAAGAGAAGCACGAGCGACAGTTACAGCATATGTAGCTAAAGTTGGGCCACTCGCTTATAAAGATGTGGACAAATTTGGAGAAGATGGAGCTTGGTGTAAAGAAGGCGATTGGGTTTGTATTGGTCGTTATGCTGGTTCACGTTTCCAGATAGAGGGTGGAGAAGTTAGAATAATCAATGACGATGAAGTCATTGCAACCATTGTCGATCCAGACGACATCAAATCATACGGAGTCTAGTATGCAAGAAGAAAAATTAAAAGTTGAAGAAATTGAAGAAGAGGGTCAAGAGATTGAACTTCCAGAAGAACAAACTTCAGAAGACACCTCTGTAGTAGAAACAAAACAAGAAGAAAAAGCAGAGGTCGAAGAACCTGCTAAAGAAGAAACGGATGAATTAGAAAACTATTCTGATTCTGTGAAGAAAAGAATATCTAAGTTAACAAGTAAATTTAGAGAAGAAGAAAGACAGAGACAGGCTGCAATTGAATATGCCGAAGCTGTCAAGAAACAAAACGAAGAATTACAGTCAAAGTTAAATAAGCTAGATACAACTTATGTTGGTGAGTTTGATACTAGAGTACAATCACAATCTTTGGCGGCAAAAGAGGCTTATAGAAAAGCTGTAGAAGAAAATGACGTTGATGCTATGTATGAGGCACAGCAGAACATTTCTCGTATTGCTTTAGAAGAAGCTAGACTTGCTCAAATAAAAGCTCAAAGAGAAGAACAAGTAAAAGCTGCTGAAGGTAAAGCAGTTCAAACTGAACAACCTCAAGCACAACCTCAAGCACAACCTAAACCAGATCCAAAAGCAGAAGAGTGGGCAAGTAAGAACACATGGTTTGGACAAGATCAAACTATGACATATGCAGCTTTTGGGTTACATAAGCAATTAATTGAGGAAGAAGGGTTTGACGCAACGTCAGATGACTATTATACTGAGTTAGATAATAGGATTAGATCGGAATTTCCACATAAGTTTCAAGAAGCTCCGAAAAAATCCTCAAGTCCCAGAGTCGCCTCTGCTGGGACAACGGCTTCAAAGTCGTCATCACCAAAGGGACGCAGAACAGTCAAGTTGACTGCTTCGCAGATTGCTATTGCGAAACGGCTGAATGTTCCGCTGGAAGAATATGCTAAATATGTGAAGGAGTAGAAACATGGCAGAAAAGAGAATATCACGAGACAATGAATCTCGTGCAAAGACCCCGGCAAGAAGAAAACCGTGGGCACCCCCATCAAAGTTGGCTATGCCAGAAGCACCTGCTGGGTATAAACATCGTTGGATTAGAACTCATTTAAGAGGTGAGGATGATAAAACGAATATGCACTCAAGACTTCGGGAAGGCTGGGAGCCAGTAAGGGCGGATGAATATCCAGATTCTGGTGACATGTATCCAACCATTGAAGAGGGTAAGAATGCAGGGGTAATTGGAGTAGGTGGTTTAATGCTTGCTCGAATACCAGAAGAAACGGTAGAAGAAAGAACTGAATATTATCGGGACCAGACCCGCAACCAGATGAAAGCCGTGGATGAAAACCTAATGAGGGAACAGC